TGCGTCTTCTTATCGCCAAGCTTCTTTAGCGAGTTGAGGAGAATTTTGCGCGGATCAATTTCAGCGTTGGCGTTGGGTGCGGTCGGTTTGTAGTTGACGCGCTGGGGTGCGTAGAGGGTGGAAGGCACGCTAGAAGTATACCTATGGCTCAGTCGGCTTAGGGAATGATTCTTTTACAGCACGAATCTTCTCAGCCATTTCTGGAGGGAAAACACCAGCATGGTAGAGAGCATCCAACTGATCACCAATAGGAGGGTAAGCATTCTTGCGATGCTCGCGGTACATAAAACTCAACTTTTCTGCTTCCATACGCGCCATCTCTGCTTCGACATCTTCGCGAGAAGGTTTTTCTATATCTTCGCTATCCCAAATAACTTGGTCATAGTCGTTAGCGTAAACCGTGAACGATGCAGAAGGCACAAGCGAATGGATCGCTTCCCCAACTTTTACGGGTCGGTCAATCACGGCCTAATCTCCATCAACAAAACCCAAGAGTAATACTGGCTATCGTCTTGGAAATCCAATTGGTAAGCCTGATAGTTGCCACCATAGAAATAGTAAGTTGTCGCGGCAGTTGTTCCCGGTACATCAGTTCCCATAATTGAGAACTTCCCGCTCATTGGCCCTGGGTAGAGCATCGCATAGTTCTCAGTATCGCTCATACCAAGGTTGACTGTTCCGTTTCGGTAGCACCTAATACCGGCAGACGAACCAGCGCTGGTAAACGTGCGGCATTGGATAGACGCTTGGATAAAGATGACGCTGTTGCTGAACTTTGGTGTGATTGTTCCGGCGAGGCCAATGTACGCGCCGCCCGTGCGGCTGGTGTTGAACGTCGAGACCTCGGTCTTAGTGCCGTTGTAGGTGACCTGCACGACAGACCCGGACGGCATAGCCGTTGAAGGGATACTCGCAACGGTCGGGTTTGGATAAGTACCCGAAAGGCCACCACCAGCAGCGAGTCCACTAATACTCGCAACACTAGGGTTCGGATAAGTACCCGAAAGCATCCCACCAGCAGCGCCCGTCGGAGGACTAGACGCATTCACCCAAGCAGACCCATCCCAAAAATACGACAACTGCGTATCCGTCTCATAAATCATCTGACCCACCACAGGATCAGCAGGCCGACGAGTAGACAAACACGACACCGCACCCGTCGCCAACTGCTTCGCCAACGCAGGCACATTCGCATTCATCACAGCCTGAGCCAACGGCCCAGTATCGCCCAAACCAAACCGCACCTGCTCAACCTGCTGATGCGTCAACGCCGTCTGGCGATCCAACGGAATAATCCGAGGATCAGGCGGCTCCGGCATCGGCTTCACACCCGGCATCGCCGGAGAATCAAATTTCTCAGCCACTACACCACTCGACCAGGACGAAGCTGATTAAACCCATTCGTGATCTCATACAACGAGAAACCAATCGGATAACCCGTCGTTTCAATCGTATACGTCACAGCCTGACTAAGCGTCTGATGATCACAACGAAGCACACTAGAAGTCTGCGTCTGCGCCGTCGCAATTTCCGAACCAATGCTCGTAGTAGAGCCAGAAGCGTCAAGCCCCTTAGTGGCCGTCACCGTAAACGCGCCCGCACTCGACCCGGGATACAACAATGCCGACGGATACGTTGTCGCAGATGGGTACGTCGCGGCTCCACCATAAAGCGTATACGTCAACAAGCCGTGACGATACCGCCGCTTCTGCGCCGGATCACCCTCAGCATACGCGCGCGTAGTGATTGAACAATTGATCTGCGAACCATCCGCATCCGTCGAAGTGTTATCCGGAACAACAACTCGATCAATACGAATCACACGATCCAAACCACTTGTAGCCGCCGTCGTCCCATACTTCACAGCGTAAATACGATTAGTCGTCTGATCAGAATCAACACACGCAGCAGCAATCTCAAGCTGCCCAGCCTGCACACGAGTCCAACCAAACGAAGCGCGAAGATCACACAAGAAACCACCAGTCGCAAGACTGATGTAATAGTGCGAATCATTAATGTTGGCCGAGCCGTACACGCCAAGGTTCACATTATTGCCGGCAAACACATCAGTGCCATCAAACAAAGACTGATTGAACTTAAATAGCGACTGTCCCGCAAGCGCATCGCCCCACAAGTTCGCAACCTTCTTCGTCATCGTATTCACAAGCGAAGCGCCATCCGTCAAATACACACCATCCGACGCAGCAAACATCACACCAGCACTCGTACGCTGCACACTCTTAGCGCTCAAGCACCCAACCTGTTGAGAAAAACCACGAATGTTCGCCGTAATACCGCCTCGACTCAGCGAAGCACTAGCCGCACCACCAGACTGCGTAAGGAGATAACCACTCAGCATCACACAACCCTTAGTGCCAAGCACCATCATGTTGCCCGAACCAACCGGAACAAGCGCAATGATCTGCTCAATATCCTCAATATCAATATAGTTCAACGCGGGAAACCCAGCACGAGTAGCCTGGACAAGACCATCAACTTGAGTCACCGTCGCATCCGCAGCTTCGCGAATGCTCCACACAAGCCGATTCGGATACGCAGCCGTCGTGTTCGTTGTCGTGTTCGTGATCTTTACGTCAGCAAGGATAATGCGCGAATCACCACCAGAAGTAAACGTGCCAATACAACCAGCCGACGAAACGTACTGACCATCATTACGAGTACCGACCTGTGGAAGCACCGGATAGTACGCGGCGCTCGTATACGTCTTAGCGTAGAGCGGGGGCGGATCAACCGTGATTGTCGTAGAACCCGTGTTGACAATGCGTCCCGTGTATTCGTCTGTACCACCATTTGACAAGTGAACATATCCGCCGACACTCATCGTGCCAACCGCCGTCGCGCCAAGCGTGATCACATTATTGCCCACGGCTGTAGTCGCACTAACCACCGTCGTAGCATTCGCGCTTGTTAGCGAGAAATCAGCTCCACCAACAAACGCCATCGGACTTGTACCCGACGTAGACGCAACTGGGAACACAGAAGAATCACCATAAATCGTCGGCGCACTAATCGCATTAGCCGTGATGCTTGACGTAAACGGATAGAGCGTCTGCGCCGTAGAAGCAAACGCCATAGACCCGAACTTAACAACTCCGCCCTCAACGCCAGCAGGATAGAGCCGAGTGCGCCCATCAATATTCGCACTACGCTGCGAAGCCATCTCCGTCGGAGCAAGACTCGTAGCCGCAGCAAGCGCAGTCGTAGACGCGCCACGCTTCGCAAGCGAACCAGAATTCGTAATCACAATGTTCGTAGCGTCATACACCGCACCATCAGGAATCAAGTGCCGTGGAACGTCACGAACCATTCCCGTAAAAAAGTTGGAATGGCTTGCGTACTGAACAGTACCTGCCATACGCTAACCCTGCCGCTGCGTAAACGAGTAGTACGTCGAAGGATCGTGAAACGGACGACGAGGATTACGCAAGTAACCATACGGAATCGTCTTCGCCGAACGACCCTGGCGACGAGTAAGCCACTTCTGGAAACGATCCATACCAGCCACAAACTTAGCGTCTAGCGCATTACTAAGGTTCTGATCCTCGCCCACAGCATCAGCAAGTCGAGCAGCTGCACCAATCGTGATCAGCCAATGCCACTGCGACGGAATATCCTCCGGGACATCACCGTCATTAACAAGATCCGTTGAAGTCTGAACATAGTAAATCTTCAACGTATCGCCAGTCTGCTGCGGAACAGGCCACAAGCGAATCGTGTCCAACCCGAGAAACGCATACTTACGAGTAGCACCAATCGGGTTTGTCGCGTTCAGCGCAAGCAGTTCGTCCGCGCTTGACTGTTCAAGGATATACGAGTACGTTGAACCTAGGCCAAGGTACTCAAGATACTGAAGCGCACCAAAGTCAGAAATGCTCCAATCGGACGAAATATCGTACACCGACTGACCAGTCGTCAGAACCTTGCTGACCTGCGTGACCTTAAGCTGGGCGCTAACAACGATGTCATCAATCGCATCATTGACATGCAGTCCAGCTTCGGTTTCATTATCGTTTAGCGCAAGGTTCTGAGCGCGCGTCTTAAGCTGAGCAAACGTAGCCATTACTCGTCCATGCCCTTCGGTCGGAGCGGATCAAGACCACGATGCATCGTGTCATGCATCTCCTCACGCACCTCACTCGCACACGTAGGACACAAGCCGCGCGACACCATGCTGATCACTTCCTCCTCAGTACGCATCGGATACCACTCCTTCGCGTACGGCTTCCAAGCCTGGAGGTTCGTAATGTCAGGACGAGCGGGAAACGTCGCAAGACACACGCCGCACGCCTCACCCTTCGAGAGTCGCTCAGCATCCTCAGCCTGATGCTCGCCCTTCAGATACCACATGATGCTGCGCTGAGGCTCGCCCCACGAGTAATCGTACGTTTCCTCAGCGTGCGCTTCAATCGGCCTACGCCAAGACTGCTTCTCAGTAATGATCATGCTAGTGCAGTAGTATACCTGCTCCGCAACGACTCATTACCAACCATGCGATCCTGTTTCACATGAAACATACTGCGACGAATCATACGCTTCCGTTCAGTCTCGTCACCGAGCAACTCAGCGACCGCGCCACGAAACCCCTTAGCGTCCTTGATTCTGATAATCGAGTCGTCTGGCACTCGCTTATACGCCTCAGCATCACTAGCGACGAGCGCAGCACCACTCATCGTGAACTCAAGCCACTTGAGATCACTCTTGCACCGAGTAACATCATTGTCTACAACTGGCGCTAAACCAATCGTCCACTTAGACAACACGCGCCGATACGCCGCCACACTAGGCGTAAACCCAATATGCGTATACGCAAAATCCCACCCAGGGTCAAGCCCAACGATCTGAACCTCAGCACCATTCATGCTCGCGTACCGCATCGCATCTTCCACGAGATGCATGTCGCCAAGATGATTCGCGCTGAACACGCAGCCAACAATCTTCTTGCGTGATGATGGTTTGATCCAATCAGCCGGATCAACCGTGTTCTCACACAACACCACATTCGGATTCACCTTAGAGTAAACATCAACCAGAGCTGGCGTGGCGCAAATAATGTAGTCGGCTTCTTCAACCATTCGCTTATGCGACGCTTGGCGACTCGCCCACACATCACCATTCTTCTTGTGATACGCGCCAACAACATTGCCTAGCTCGCTCGATAAGTAATTGTCGTCCACATCAATCACGCGCTTCTTCCCAAGCTCAGCGCCCGTATCCCAAAACTCCTGCACATCACTATTCGGATACTGATACACCCACGCTCGCGCCTCATGCGAATCACGCGAATCAAGACTCATCCGCACAACACTCCGAGTCGTACGCGAAGGCAACTCGCACCGCACATACCCAGTACCCTCAATACGCCACTCATAAAACACCGCAGGCACTGGCTCTCGAACCTCGTACGGCGCAAGATCACTCCAAGTCATACGCATACGCGCAGCCTCACGCACCGTCGAGCGATGCAACCCATCATGGCGCTGCCGATACCCGTATCGCGCAAGCGGAGCAGGAGCCAACCGGCACCCCGCCTTCGCCAAGCGATACACAAGATCCCAATCCTCAATCACCGAATCAGTCCAACCACCAACACGCCGCAACCAATCCGTCTTAATCATGATGATCCCACAAATGTTCTGATCCTGAACACGAAGCGGCGACCACGGCTCAGCATTAAACCTAAACCGATCAGCTCCAAAGCCAAGCATCCACGGATACGAACCATCGTAATCAATCGCGGCTTCCCACAAGCGCCACAACGTCTTAGAGTCAACAACATCATCAGACCCCATGAGAAACACGTACTTCGTCTTCACCATGCTCAGCGCGCCATTCAACGCCGTAGCCATCTCATGCTTCCCAGCATTCTTCGCAATCATCACCTGGACACCACGAGGCAACGAGCGAAGAGTCTCTCTAAGAAGATCCTCATTCTCACCATGCCACGGAATCAAAACCGTCACATGACGACGCACAGCCGCCTCATACGCGGCAATGTTGTGATGCATAACTAAGCGGGAATCTCGCGCTGAAGCGAAGCATTCTCAGCAGCCTCAGCCGCCAGCTCCACCTTCAACGCCTCAATCGCCTTCGGAATGTCGTACCGAGGACGCTCACGCTGAAGCTCGTACGCGATCACATAATCAGGATCGTACCCGCCCTCGCGAATCATGTTGCAAATCAGCGCACTCGTCGGCTGACCCTTCTTGCCCTGCATCTGCTCGTACGTCGGCCACGGCGGATCAAGCTTCTTACCCGTCACCTGAATGTAGTGATTACCATTGCTGGCATCCTCCACAAGGCGCTTCTCCGTATACGCTCGATCCTCCTCATTCGGGATCGTGTCCGTATCAAACACGCTGAACATCAGGTCGGGATTCCAACCATCATGCGCCTGACCATTCACCACACCAACGACCGTCGTAGGCGTAGCGCCATACGCAATAGCCGTGCCATCCTCGCGCCGACCAAAGCCAAGCCAATGCTGCTTAGCCATCTCAGCCTCCTCAGGACGCACAAGACCATGCTGGAAATCACACTGAATTGCCGCCACAACAGTCTGCGGAGCCATCGTCCCGTTCGTGGTCAGAACCATCTGAACCTGATCGGGGCGAGCAATGAACGTGTAATTAGCGTGGCGACTGACAAAACGCATTAGGTTTCTCCTGGTCGGTAGAAGAGTTGGACTAGGCGGCGGGGAATCAGATATCCCCGCCGCCTAGATTGGGTTGGCTTAGTAGCCGGTGATGCCCGAGATGATAGCGTGCTTCTTCTCGCTACCAAGCTCGAACGACCACTCGGTGAGGTACTCCTGCTTCACGGAGTCCTCATCGTTGGCCTGACGATCCGGCTTCAGCACCGTGTCGCGCAGAGGACGCATCGTCACGTCCTCCATGTCCACGACCACGCCGATGCCGCCGTACTGGTTAGCGGTGGACTGGAAGTCGTACCAGTCGCGCTTCACCATGATCTGCACCTTCGCACCCGACGCGCTCTGGTACTCCTTCAGCGACACGCCGTACGTGTCAATGCTCGGAGCCGGAGGAGCGAGCTTGCCCTGCGGGAACGAGGACAGAGCCGACGCGACGAGCGGCGAGCAGAACATGACCTTGTTCTGCGAGCCATAGCGAAACGCCTTGCGGAGGAACGTCTCAAAAACGCTCTCCGTCAGCGTGCCAACGCCGGTCGTGAGGTTCGAGGTGACGTACTGGTAGATACCACCGACGTAACCAATCGGGGCGCTACCGCTCGTGTTCAGGTCGCGAACGCCCCAGAACAGCGAGTTTTCAAGCTGACGCTTATGCTCAATCAGCTTCTTCTTCGCCTCGTTAGCAGGCTCCGGGCCGCCATACAGCTTCGACGCGACCAGCGTGTTCGTAAAGCCGAACGGATCACGCTGGATCTGCGCGTAGTTGTAGTTAGCAACCTTCTTCGTCTGCACGAGGGTACCGAGGGTCGCGCCCTCAGCAGCCGCGTTGCCGATCTTCACGAGGTCAATGCCGCTCGCAGCCGAGAGAGCAGTGACTCCGCCAAGAGCGCGCGTGACGGTGATGGCGTTAGCAGCCGTAGCCGAAACGACAGCGTTCTCGCCCGTGGAGGCAAAGCGCACAACGTCGTTCGGACGGAAGTAACCACCCGTGCCGGTAGCGACCGAGATGTTCGTGTCGCCAGAAGCCGCCGACGCAGCAAGCGTTGTGAGGCGCGGCATCAGCTCGTCGCTCAGCCACTCGACCTTCTGCGAGTAAGCAGCGCGCTTGCCGATCTTCTGAAGCATCGTCGTCAGCGGAGCCTCGTCCGGCTCAAGCTGCGCGATGGTGGGGGACATATCAACGACGCGCTGGTTCGACAGAATGTCCGCGTCGTCAACGACCCCAGTGAGGATAGTAGGCATAGCCTAAGTTTTCTCCTGTGTAGAGAGGTTTACGGGATTCTGCGGTTGTCCAACGGTCGGGTTGGGCCACACATGGTCAGAACTGCTATCCATTCAGGATTGCAGCATTGATCTTAGCAGCATAATCCACCGGGCCAGTGTCAGCCACGCCCTGACGCGACTGCGTAAACGCGCTCGGCTGCTCAACTGCCTGCTGCTGAACGGGCTGCTCCTGCATACGAACAATCGCATACAGGCTCTTTACGCCATTCTGAATCTTCTCCGGCGTATCCATGCCCTGTGGGAAGAATGCTAGATGAAGCTGGTCAACGGGAATGTTGTCAATGTACGCCTGGATCTTCTCCGAGTAGTCGGCAAGATCGGGGATCTGCGACTCAAGCGACTCAAGGCTAGACTCAAACAGCGTCTGCGTCTGCTGATCACGAAGCGGAGTGATCTGCTCGCGCAGCGAAGCCAGCTCGTTCTCGTACTGCTGACGGATCTGCTGCGTCTGCTGCTGAACGTACCACGCATTCGCCTCAGCAGGCTTAGTCTCAAACCAATGCTCCCACAGCGAGTTTACAGTTTCAGACGGGATGCGATTCGCGTTGGCCATCGCCCACTGTGCGGCAGCGCCAGCGTCACGCTCAGCCCAACCAATGAGCTGTTCCTCATTCTCAGGCTCGCCATTGAACGTCATGCCCCACGGCTGAACCGCGTCCTCTTCCTCATCATCCTGCATCAGCAGTGCTTCGAGTTCGGACAGGCGCTGGTTTGTCTGCGTGTTGTGCGACTCTAGATTCTTATAGGCTTCAACAACGTCATCAACGCTCTTGAACTTGCCAAGAATCAGTTCTTCGGGCGCGCTCTGCTCAACAGGCGTATCAGCGCCACTGTCAACAGGCTCAGACTGCTGAACGCCACCATGCAGAATCGCGTCTGCAATCGGGTCGCGCTCGTCAGTAGTCTCTTCAAACTCGCTCATCTTGTCCTCCGGTCGGATAGTCGGTTAGTCGGAATTACTGGATTGGTTGGCCGGAACCGGCCCCGAGCGCAGCAAGAATCTCCGGCGGGATGCTAGGAGTCCCAGGCGCTGCGCCCATTGGGGTTGTCGGTTCCGGCTGTGACTGACCCGGCCCTCCGACCAAAGGCGGGTTCTGCACCTGCTCGGCGTTACCAAGGTACTCCTTCGGATCTTCATCAAACGCTTGAATCACATCCTCTGCGACTCGACGCATATTCGGAGTAACGCCACTCTGCATAAGAAGCATGTAGTTCTGCCCAAACCAATTCGCAAACGCAAGAGCCTCAGCGCGACGCTCCTGCCGCATCAGACTCTCATTCGCATCCTCAACGCGATAATCGTACTGACCCTGAATATCCGTAGGCGACACAAGTTTCCAATCATTCTCAGCCTCACGATCAATACGCACCGCGACCGGGCCGGGAAGGAGCTGCTGGTTAAGCGCGATCTGCTGTTCGCCTGCTCGACGCATTGCGTACATAATCTGCTGCTTCATCCTGATGATGCGCTTAGCTGCCATGTTGCTGATGACTGAGATACCAGTTGCGGTGGTCTGATCAATCTGCGTATTGGACGCGCCACTCAGATAACCAACCGCGCCCGTGATGTTCTGAAGATCACCCTTCAGCATCTCCTCAGCCTGAACACTGGGCTGAAGAATGCTGATATTCGGCTGAAACGCCTGCACCTGATCCGGGCGCAACGGAATGACAGCGCCAGGATACAAGCGAATGTCTTGCTGCTCCGTGTTCGGATCAACGAACATTGCGGCGTTCGCCATGAACTTAGAGTTGTCAATGCGCTGATTCTGAAGCTCCCACAGCGCAATCTGAAGATCACTAATGATCTCAACGATGCTCTTGCCACGAAAAGCGAACGGAGTCGGCATGATGTTTGCGACGGTGAACGGGAACTCGCCGTGCCAGAACGGGCTGGCACAATCACGGATGATTGTGTTGCGGTTGGCGACGACGGTGAGGCGCATCATGTTGCCGTCACGCCACCACCACTCCACAACCTCAACACGATTACGACGCTCCTTGTCGTCGGGAGAAATGGTCGTCGTCATCTCAACGATCTTGTCAAGATTCTCGTACACACCCGACGTTTCAAGACTCCGCTTCGACTCGTACGTGCGAAAGAACACGTACTCAGCATCATCAAGACTGGTGGCGTTGCAGTCCCACAAGAAGTGGTTTACGTCCACGTTGACAAATCCTGGCTGTTGGCGATGCGGCACTGTTTCGTACGGCTTGCGCATCCCGAGCGGGTCAGGCTTGTAGTTCGGAGTCGGCACCTTACGCCATTCTTCTAGCCACGGGATCTTCGCCACGCTAATGCCGCGCACGAGCGCTTGCTTCACGAACAGCGCGTACTTCTCACCAAAGTTATCCTTGTATCGCTGCTGCTTGAGAATGTGCGTCAGCATCTCCGCGCCATCTTCGTACTGTGGCTGAGCTGCGATTACGCGCACATCAGGATCATCATCAACAATGTTGGACTCGATGATGTCAATGATTTGGAGTGCGTAGGGCGGGTGCAGATCACTTTGCCATTCACTGTTGGATGGCTTGATGATTGCGTTGTATCCGTCGTCGCACTTCTTGTAGAACTCGCGATTAGCGCGGTGCTTCTGGTCGGACTGGCTCCAGCACTTCTGGAATCGGTCTAAGAGTTTCTTCTGGTCGGAGGATTCAATCATTGATTAAGCAATACCACGAACGCTAATGAAACGACGACGAATATTCCACGACCCACCCGGCGAGTTGTTCGCACCGTTTAGAGTGAACGTATTAGTTCCCGCCGTAAGTCCAGTAAGCAAAACAGATCCAGCCACACCACCAACTGTGTTGGCAAGAAGTGTCGAAGCGGCAACGGCGTAAACTTCTGTCGCCGCCTGCGTGGTCGCCCCACTGACAGCAGCAGCCGCAAAAAGCGTAAGGTTATTTGCACTATTGTTCAGCCCCACAAGACCAAGACTTACCATCGCAGTAGTTCCCGTAACAAGCGTTACAGAGTTAGTGACCGTATCGCCCGTTCCTGCTGTCCACGCCGCTGCATACGATGTAGTCATAGCGGCAGTTGTGCTTGTCACAGACGTAGAAGCAACGTCAGTCACGCAAACCCAAACCGAACCGTTGTAAATCGTATTAACACCAGTAGGGATGCTTGTTACAGACCCAGTAGCGGCAGGAATAGTAGGTGCCGTCAGGTACGCAATCTGCCCCTCAAAAGGAGATGTAATTGCTGCGTCGCGAGCAGCTTCGTTTGTAAATGTCTGGATCTGATCGTTGGCAGACTTGATACCAAGATCCATCGTATTCAGCGCAGTGGCGTTGATAGGCGTTGTGGTGGCGGGGAAGTCTACGAAGCCACCGCTGTAGGGTCGAGTGTAAGGCACTATGTAGTCCTAGCAATCATTGTTGCCGAAAGACTTGTATGAAGATACGACTGAATTGAAGAAGAACCAGTAATTTGTCCCGAACCAGTAATTGCACTCCACTGCCATTGGGTCGTAATCTGATCATTAACAGCGCACGGGATAACCGCAGAAAAAACTCCATACGCCGCTCCTCCACCAACATTAACCGGAGAAAACCCCCATCCGGCGGTATTATTCAAAAGAATTGCAGGAACAGGATTTGTCACAGTCGTCATGCTAAGTGTGCTCTTGAAAGACACAAGATATACGCCAGCAGTTTTAATAGTCAAAGTAGTTGGCGTTCCCGCCGACCACATGGAATTGGTGTCGTAAAGAGCCGACTCATACGTAATAGCGGTATTTGAAACAGTGTAACTATACGAAGTTGTGCGCTGGATATACGCCGATGGGCTAGAGTTCACAAACCTAAGCCACGCCGACCCATTCCAAATCTGCAACTGGTTAAGGGTTGAGTCGTAAATCAAAGTACCCGTCGAAACACCAGTCAACGCAGTCTTCTGAGCCGTCGTATACGACTCAACGCCCGTCTTAATCCGCGTTTCGTGATCCGCAATATCCCCAGCAATAATGTTATACGCCGTAGATGGGAACGTATCGCCAGGAGCTACGGTACTAGGAGTTGGAGCGGTATACGGCACGCAAGTAGTGTATCAGTAGAGGGCGATGATACGACCCGCGACGCATCGCCTCACGCTCCTCCAACTTCAAGAGACGAGCCTCGATCCTGTCAAGCGAGCGGAAGATGCGATCGATCTCAGCGTCACTCATCAGAAGCTACTTCGGAGGCTCCGGCCACTCAATCGGCTGCGTCGGATCAGTAATCGTCGCGGGAAGATCACGCAGCGCCTGCCGATACGAACGCCACGCCTTCGCATTCGTAGGAGCATCAGCTCCCTGCGTCCAATCTGAAGCAGCCAGGCGAGCATTACGCTCCACGCGAAGATCACTGAACGCCAACTCTGCGTGAGCCGTATCCCACGCGGACTGAATGTCACTCCAGGTCGGAGGATCTCCAGGCCCGTGCCACATCAAAGCAGCTTTGTATTCAGCCTCATTGGTAGGATCGCCACGATAACCAAAATTAGCCTCTGAAGCAAGATAGCGAATAACGATAGCGAGACTCGTCATACCAGAATCTCCATACATACAATATTAGACTGCTGGTTTACAAATTGAGCGACCATATTCGCAGCATTAGCCGTCGTATTTACTTTCCCTTGAATCTTGTAGGTAACAGCAGACGATGTGGCAGGGGAATCAAGGTAGACAATACTCCAAACACCGCGAACAGCCGTGAGTCCAGAAATAGTTCCTCCCGTTGAACCAATGTGTTCTCCAGTCGTACTACCAATAACCGTAGAACCTCGCAATAACGCTAGACCAGAGTTATTGGCGTCTGTTTCACGAAAAGACTGCATCGGAACCCAAGCCCACACTAGAACTTTGCTCGTAGCACTCGTCGGAGTAATTGACACACTCAGACCAGTATCCGTCAGAGTAGTGCTTGCAATTGTTGTAGCCGTACTGTCTGTACCCATCACGACATTGGTTCCAGCCGTATAGATTGCGTTCAGATTGTCGCGTACATTGGTGTTCCAGAATGCGGCGGTGAGTCCGCTATTAGTAACGGCTGTTCCAGGGGTAGTCCAAGCCATTAGCCAAACACATCCTCTCCACCAAACACCGACACCCCAAACGTAACCACACTATGCTCGCGATCATCATAACCACCAACAATCGCAAGCGCGATCTGAAGAGCCAACCGCACTACACAAGCCCCAGCATATTCGTAGCCGTACTCGCCGTCGTCACAAGACTCGCACGAACCGGAAGAATCGTCCCAGCCACAACACCACTAAACGTCACCGTAGACGAATCACCAAAAAGCCGAGCAACAACCGTACCGCCACCACCAACATAAATAGCGCGCGTCACCTGAGCAAGCTCGTTCGTATCATGCGGAGTGATCGAAAACGCACTCGACGCAGGAGCCTGCGTAGCAGTATCGTTCTGAGAAAAACTATTCGTCGCTGGCATATGACGAGTATACCAAGCCTACGGACACACTAGTAGAGAGCAATGATACGAGTCGCATCCGTACCCGTCGCATACACACGACGAGCGCGAAGCGGCACCACAAAACCAACCTGGAACGTAAACGTCACCGGGTTGGCATCGCCCCACAAGAGAACACGAATATCCGTAGTCGAACCACCAGTTCCCTTATGAATATTCAATGCTCGCGGAATCTCAGCAAGATCAGTCGTATCACTTGGCGTAATCGCTACCGCGCGAGTGTACGGCGAGAGAATACTCGCTTCGCTCGACGCAAAATTATTAGTAGACACCAGTACCGCCACCCATTGGCATATCGCCCATAGGAGCAGCATTACTAGTATCCGCACCACTCATCATCGGCGTAAGCGGCGCACTCACAGCAGCCTCACCAGCCGGATTCGGCGTAGGAAGCGAAGCAATAAGCATCATAATCTGCTTATTCATCTCATCCTGAATCTGCATCATCTGAGCCGACTGCGCCTCAGCGAGCTGCGCCATACCAGGCAGAGCAGCAGCAGCCGGAGGAACAAACCCGCTAGGAGCCGGAGGCATCGGCGCGGCTGGTGCCATCATCGCGGGGCCTGCGCCCATCATGTTCGGAGGTACGCTCATACGATTTAGTGTAGCAGTTACGCCTTCTCCGAATCCATCTCGGACTCGACTTCTGCTTCTACTTCGCTCGTATCAGGCTTCTCTTCCGAATCTTCCTTGTGCTGCATGTAGTACGCGAGGGCTTCGCCAATCAGCATCTGATACTTCGCGCACTTCGGACACTCCTCGTACGACTCTTCGCGAGCTTCTTCGCGCATCGGCATTTCTTCCATGTCGTCTTCGGGCTTGTCGTACGACGAGTCTTCACTCATCATGTTTTCGCGACGCATGGGCTTCATGCGCATCAAGGCGATGCTGACGGTCGGAGCGTTCTTCTTCTTGAGCTTATCAAGCGGAGCCATTACTTACGATTGTCCTTTGGCGTTCCGCCTTCGCGACGTTCCTTGCGCTTGCCAAGAACCTTGCTTAGAACCTTTGCACCTTCGCGCACTTCATCGCGCTGATTTGTGGGGTACTTTGGGCGCGAAGAAGACGACCCTGGCCCTTGTGCTTTGTTGTAATTGCTGCGATTAATGTTTGAAACGTCTTTACGTCGGGCAGTTTGAGTTGCGCTAAGAAGAAACCCGCCAGGCCCAAAAACAGAATTGTCAATATTTTCAGAGTTATAAGTTCCATTCGTACCAAAATCCGCTGGAAGGTCTGGGCCGAGTCCGCGAGTATCAGTGTAACCACCAGTGCTAAACGGGCGATTCTTGCCACCAATATACGGGTAAGTTGCAACTGGTCGGCGCTCACCACGAGCCATAGATTCGGTAGGAATGCGCTCTGCCATGTAAGAACTATACCCTAAGATGCCCTGCGACGACCAGCAGCCGCCCTACGCTGAAACTCTGCGGCACCAAGTTTCTTGCGACCAATATACGCAGCAAGCGCCTTAGGATCGCGCGAACCCTTTGCGCTCAACGACTTCACTAGCTTGTCGTATTTCGACATACCCATGCGCAGAACTATAACCTACTTACCAGACTCTCGAAGTTTACGAGCAAGACCAGAAGCCCACGACGCGCCAGCATCGCCACCCCACGCTTGATGCGCAACATACCCCGGAGTCTCCTTACCCGGAGTACCCCACCCAGGCTTACGATCTACCGCGTGCCTGCTGAAGAATGAGTGCATACGCATCACATGATCACGAGTCAGTGGCGATCCAGCCGCGATTTTTCGGGCGCGCGTAGCAGTAGCAGGCTCAAACCCCCCGCCAGCCTTGCCCTTCGCTACGAGGTCTAGGCCTCGGCGCGCAGCAGCGCGAGCGCCAGCCGGAGGAACAAAACCATTACTACTCATGCGAAAAGAATACATGCTACGGTTGCGTGGCGGCTAGGAGAATCTAACCCTCACCCGCTCACTCGCGGATCTCCTAGCCGCGCCCAACAACAAATCGTGGCGCGCGCTTCTGCATTGAGGCCTCCACTACTGGCTTTGGTTTTTCGGCAAGACGAATTGGTGATTGTGCTTCTTGCTGCCACACCGCTTGCGCACCAGCCATAGCCATCACAAGGTCGTCGTGACAACCCTCATCCGCTTCTGGGCGCGGCTCCTTACCATTCCGATCCCTGAATACGAACGTCCGCAGCTCGTCAATCAATAGTTCACTCTTGATCCGACCCGGCTCGTCACGAATAGCGGCTTGCATCGCGGCGAGCATCATTGGTCGAGTCGCCGCAGTCGTGTTCCACCCGAGTGTCTGATCCATCCGCGCTTTCATATGGATCGGATTGCGTGGTCGCCAGATATGCGGATACCCCATCACGTTCTTCAGCTGGGTAAGTACCGCTGCTCCCGGCCCGTTACGCTCCACGGCCAGCATCGCATCGTTATACAAGCGCCCGAGGCGCGCCAAGTCGTCTGCGAACTCGTCAACATCCGCGCGATACCTGATTTCAGCGACTTGCTCGCCATTATCAAGGCGCAAAACCTCCGCAACCGAGTAATCTGACCCCGCACCAGCACCAATGCGGGATTCTCGACGCTCATACTCGTCAAAACTCACCGATCCAGCCACATCAGCAAAGATTAGGTAGCGAACACCGGCTTGTGGTGTCTCCCACATGCGCATTCCGCCGCGAGACTCCTCATAAAACTCAATCCGACCACCAGGAACCGGCATTCCACGCACAAAACCACGCTTCTTGTGTGGTATGGCGGCCAGATTGTCAAGAAAGTTAAAGAATTGGCGGCCTGTTGTCTCACAAAACTCGCCCAGAACACGAATCTTGTACGCCGCAGAGTCCTCACCCCACTGCTGCTTCGCATCCTGCACCCATTCTTGCGTAATCAAAGCGCGCTGAGCCTCTTTGGACACGCGCTCATTGGTGAAACACGGCGCATCAAAGGCGCTCATGTGGACTGGGTACCAGCCAGAGTCTTTCTGGAACGCTTTGTAGAACGTTCCGGCGGGTCGAGTCGGGTTCCCAATCAGCAAAACACGCGCCTCGTCGGCGGTAAGGAAACCTTCCGATGCTTCGTAGATTGCCTCGTCAATACCAGAAGCCTCGTCTACGACGAGCATCATGCGGGGAGAGTGATGACCCTGAAAACGCTCCGGCTTGTCCGTCGAAAGCCCCATCGCGAACCAGTCCGAGCGCACTTCTAGCGAAGACTTGAATATCTTGCCAAAAGCATCCTTGCCACCAGGGATCTTTGAGTGTCGCACGGCGATCTCACGCCACAAGAGCTGCTCAACCTGACTCCATGTGGGCGCGGTGGTGATGACGCGGCACGGGCCTTCCGTCATGAAATCCAGCACAGCCGTAGCCGCAGTTGCCGTCTTACCAACACCATGACAAGAGCGAACAGCGACACGCTTGTGCTTACGAAGCGCCTTTAGAATCTCGCGCTGCTTTGACCAGGGTTCGAAACCAAATAGATTCTTGGCTTTCCACACTGGGTCAGCCATTTTTGCGCGCAACTCTAATGCGGCACGATCCATCTCGTTACTCAATGCTGATCCACCGATCCACACACTAGGGGATGGATCATTGGATCACGCAGCATCATCAGGCTCAACCACGACCTCTTCCGCCTCAACCTCTAGCGCCTTCTGCGCATCCTCAATAGGAATCTGCGCCAACTGCATCAACGAAAGAGTCTGCGGCCCAACCTCATGCTCCACCACCTCCTGCTTATGAAAGCCAAAGCTACGTTCGAGCTGCCACGCCGCAGGCTTCCAATCACCCTCCTCCACCGCCTCATTCATAACGCGAAGATTCCGCTTCATATGCTTCTTTCGCGCCTCATAAAACCGATCCGAAAACTCGACATACGAAGGCTTCTCACGCAAACGCCCACCACGCAATGCTGTCACAAACGTATGCTCCGACACGCCAAGCACACGCGCAATCGCAGACTCAAACGCGCCCAGGCTCGCCATCTCAATAGCCTCCTCCATCTGCTCCGCACTCAGCTCGCTAGGAGTCACACTATTCCTATAAGCACTAGTCAAAAAAGCAGTGTCATCAAGACCAAACTTCTCAATCCCAGTCTGCTTATCCTCACGCTGCATCTTCAAATCAGCACGCTTAGTCACGAACGCTCCAAACCATCAAGACTCACATTGATACCCGTCAACACTCTAAACGACACCCAAGCATCATACTCGCACGCCGCATAAACCACCACCCTGCCCTGACCACCATCAGCGAACCAGCAACGAAACACCCACGTAGACCACGACTCGTACTCCACACTTGCTACGATAACACTCGATCCGCCTCAAAAGCGGAGACTTAGCCCGTCAGAGGGGCACTGGACTAGTCGTCACTCCAGCCCTCACACAACGAGCCGACTAGTCGCGGGTGACAAGCCAAGCTCGCACTCCCGCACAACATAGTGCCAATCCCCCAGTGAGGGGGGGGAAAGGGGGGGGAGCAAAAACCTCGTGCAATCACACCACAAGGTTTGCTGCATTGATTGATCAACAAAGCAACAAACCACCCGCACAATCGCCCATTAAGAAAACATACCCAAAAAACAACACGCCCTCCGTCTATTCAACATGTGCGCGCGAGCGGGGGGTTGGGTTGCGGGTGTTCTTGGAGCTTTGGCGATGCTGGTGCCTGGCGGGTGCAGGGTGTCGGGGTGCCACCACCACCACCACGCGCGAACCTCGAATCCCCGCGAGAGACGGAAGGCTTTCGTGCATCCTCTGCGTTTGGGCATAGAGAAGCCCCGTCGCCATTCGTTGCGCGACGGGGCTAGGTGGGTGCGGTCTAGCTGGTAGGGGTGAGCTGATGCGCTGCGACTAGCTGCGC